CCGATTGCCCATCCATCCTATGGAGAAAGCAGTCAGGCTTGCGCCTGCGTGCAATGGCTAGTTATCTTACGACGACTAGCCGCTTCGTCTTGCGACGGAGGTAGAGGTCTCCTCCTGGTGATCCTAGGAGAAAGCTCCAATACTGCGCACGAGCGTACACCGGCGAACTGGGTTGGCCCTTGAAGGGGTCGTCTTTCAGAGGCTGAAAGACAAACTCCTTCCAAGACCAACGCTGCTCGTCGATGTTCCATCTCGCGTGCCGAGACGCCATGAAAGTATCACGTTCCACATCAAACGCGCCGTTCAGGTTTTGCACCCGAAGACGGTCTGTGCGATTTCGTCCCCACCATCCAGTATCCGTCTCACGACGGTTACTGAATGGGCGTTCGAAACGTTCTCTTTCTGGCACTAACGACCTTAAGTAGGGGCGGACTTCACTAAAGAAGTCCTCCACTCGTTCAGATCGCAGTGTGGCGTTGTGGAATATCATTATCTCACCTGTTGAGGTAAGAGGATAATCCAAGTAAACAGGACGGACGTCCTGCCCTCTGTGCCAATCTGCTCCGCATGATTCGCGAAACGGGCCCTCCTTGAAGCTTTTAGCTTCATTTGGGGTGAACCCGCAAAATCTCAGCAGCCTTACGAGTTCATCGTAAGAGTCCGTGGGGGCGATTATATCGTCCCCATAGACAGTGTGCCGTCGGTCATCACCCGGTAGGGTGACTCTGACGGCCGCTGCAAAGATGAGCGTTTCAAGCGGAAAGCAGAAGCCATTACCCATAGACGCGAACTTATGGTAGGGTTCTACCCTTCCACGAAGTTTATACGTCGCAGACCGGGTGCGATTTAGCATCGCATACCAGTCTTCCGGCAGTAATGCACGACACAAGGCCGTACTTACCGTGTCACTGGCGCTAGAGAGATCTAGCGTAAACAGCGACCCGTCCTCGGATCCGATCTTTGCCATCTTGGAATTTCTTCCTTGGTCGCTCAGATCATAACCGAAACGCCTCAAGAGTCTTCTCATTTCTGAGTCGATCCCCTTTTGGACGAACGAGTTAAGTAATGGTTCGACGGCGATAGACCTCTCGGTCTTAGCCGTCTTTGGCACAAAGCTGACTAGGTTGCTAGGCTCGTATGCCAGCTTCTCATTAAACCTCGCCTGCGCGACATCTAAGTCGTAGCAGACGAATCCGTTGCGCTCTTCACAGAGGGCTTCGAATAGTGAGAAGTTCCGCATCACTGCGGCTCGAGCATACGGAACGCATGAGTGCGACACGGTCCAACGCTCCGCGGAAAACTTGCGGAATATGTTGGTAGCATCACCGTGCACGCCCACACTTGCGCCCGGGCCATAGCCGGCTTGCTCAAAGATGGCGTCAAGATCTGGACTTTCGCCCAGAACTCTCCGTATGAACTCCTTCATGCCGACGATCTTTCGATCATACCAGGATTGCTCCTGGTTCAGTATGGGGTTGTTCATTCTGGAAACGACTCGATAAAACCTGTTATTGGTTTTACGACAACGCTCTTCAGCGTCCACGAACTTCTTGATGGCCCTCTCGCGAGGGTTCATTTCGAAGTCGAAGTCTTTCCAACCAAAGGGTGCTTTGAGAATCAAAGCCGCTAGCTGATTCGCGACGTAATGCTGCGTCGCGGTGTCATATACTGCTGTTGTGACACTTTCAGCCCACTCGTACATCCTCTTCAGATCGAAGTTTCTTACGAAACCTCGGAGCCTGTTGAGTTCGCTCGAGTGGCGGTCGGTACTAGCGAGAAGAATCGTCAGAATTTTCTGGAAACGCTGACGGTTTGCCAAAGCGGAATTACTCCGCCGAGCACTTCGTGACGACTTGAGGTTCATTGCGAACTCCATGTTCAAGGTTGCTGTCGCGTTTTACCGCGACAACGAAAAGGGCTACCATGAGCCCGGCGATTAGGAGCAGCGCTGCTGCGGAATCACGCACCGCCCACCTTTCAGTGAGTGATGTCGTGGTTCCAAGCAAGCTGCTCCGCGGTCGTCGAGATCAGGAAGTCCCCTTGATCGTCTCGAAGCGCGTCGGCATCCGCTTTGGACATCCCGACGGGGAAGGAGAAGTTGGTCGTGATGATAGCATCGGCATACAGCCCGTTGCCAATCGACACGGTCTTCGTCCGCTTCACCTCAGCGCGCGCGACGCCGGCGAAGTCTTTCGTGGCCTTGGGCGCCACACGTGCCAGGGACCATTGGTCCTTGATTGCAAATGTGTTGCTCGAGCCGACGTACTTGACTTTGTCTGCGCTAAGCGCGGTGTCCTGGTTATAAGCCAGGGTATTGATGGTGAATGCCATTCTTTCGAACTTTCAGAGTTTGAGGGATTGCTCCCCCGGGTTAGTGTTACCTTGCTAGCGCAAGGTTCTGGGACGGCCAAACGCAGTGCTCGTTACGAGCGCCAGCGCGTCGAGTGTCCGGTTTCTCCATTTCTCCTTCGATAAATCGAAGACGACTGGAGTCCTGGTCAACCCGATGTCCGCCCAATTCTGACGGTCTTTCTCCGTCTCGACGACGTGTGTATAGTGCTCAACTGAGCCACCGATCGAGTATCCGTTTACGATCTTTGGAGTGCATCCCCACACTTCAAATTTCTTTTCACGGACATCCGTCACGGTGGACCAGCTGGACAGTATGTTCACACCGGCTCGAAGCTCGAGAGACGCAAGGAGATCCTCTACGTTAAACAGCCAGTCCACGATATGCGACATTGGAATAGCATTCCATGCCGCTCGCGGAAGGGCAGTTAGCGTAAGGCCCGCGCGTGATGCCATCTGAGTGTCGAACTCATATAGCACGCCCGCTCTACATGTCACGTTTCGCTTGTAGTGTCTCGTCCTCTTGGCCGTGAAAACCCAGTCCGACGTAGTGTCGGGGTCCTGGATCTCATAGCTGATTGGATTTGACCTTACAGTCGCACGCGAAGTATAGCGTTTCTTCTCATGCTTCGGTTCCTCTCGAAGTATCTTGAGAGCATCCTCGAAGTCGCTACACAAGGGCTTAAGGCCCCATCGTATAGCTAACCACGTGGACGTTAGGGCATCGCGGCCCAGTCTTGCTCTCGTGGCCCAGGCTTCCGCCATCGACATGCGGTGCTTCTTCCTGAAAGCCT